TTCATCACCCTTTGGAACAACCACAAGGTTAAATAGGTTATTCACCGCTTGGATAAATTCAATCTGTTTGAATTTGTCATCGGGGAATTCCAAGGCATAATCAAAATCACCTTCAACAATTTTAGGACCTTGTATGATGTTAAAGTTTAATTCAGTAATGATTGCTTCACCCAATCCACTTTGAAGGAAATCTAATGCGAATTTATCACCATCTTCGGCAAACCAGCTAAACTGATAAGACAAGTTTCCTTGACCACCTGGTGATATGTTGATTGTTGAAGGGTGAAATAATGTATTACCCGTTGTAGTTCCAGATAATATTTGATGAAAATAAACATCTAATACTGCTGATAAGTTTATACTATCTGCCACACGTTCATTATTATACATACCCAAATCTAACGTAGCGGTGTAAATACCCGTTGCGTTTAATGTAAAGATGTAATCACCCGAAATGGTATGGGCGGAAATATTATCTTGGGTTGTTGGTGTCAATTTGGCTCTTTGAAGGTTGTTTTGTGTATAAGATGGACTGACATTATGCCAAGTAATATACTGATAATTTATGGGGTCTCCACTTTGAATTGTTTGATACTTTATATCGTCCCCTTGTAAAAGATACAGACCTTCGTTATTGAAGGCTTGTGGTAAGTAGTATCGTTTAAAATAAGCCGTATCAAAGAATTCACTTTCAACCTTATAACCCGCTTGGTCAAAAATACGTGTGTATAATTCCCTAAATTGAACAGATGGTTTTAAGTAATACGAACGCAATGGTGTTGCGGGGTCATCAAAATAACCTTGACTGAATATACCACCCGATAAGATACTGAAATTCAGTTTTGGTGTAGCATTTACGTTCAAGGTATTACCCGTAGTGTATTCATAACCGAAGTGTCCTAAAAACCAATATGACTTACCAGTTTCATAAGCCGTTGTTCCCGTTGGTGATACAAGGTCGGGGTCTTTGATACTTTCATAAGCAATTTCATACGCATCGTATGGGTGTTTCATATCGTTAAGGTCCAAATCACGCATCAACTTATCCCCGATGTTGGCAAGTAGATTACCGACTTCGTTGTAAAAAGTGATGTTATAAATTACTTCTCGGTTTTCAACATTTACAAAGTTTAAACGAACATAACCAGTCATTATTTCATACCCATTAAAGGTCAATACTGCGTCCATCTTTCTACGAATATCAAAATCCGTAAAGCTTGAATTTAGATAAAAGAAATGTTGGAATATGTCGTTATTTTTCTTACTACCAGGAACATAAAAACTTGATGAATAAGTGCTGTTCTTTTGTGTTATATTTTGTATTTCAGCAAATGAAGAATTCACCTTCAATTCACTATCTTCAAATAAATCTAAATAATGGGTTGTTCCCGATATTGTAATGTTTAAACCTAACATATTATAATGATGTGTTGAATTGGTTTATTGTATTGTATTGGTAATTCATACTATACTGATATAGTTTGTTATATTTCTGTTTGTATTCTTCAAACGTGTTGTCCGTAATGGTGACTGGTATAAGTGTTGTAATTAGTCCATACGCATTTTGTGGGTTTAATGTTTGAATAATTTGATATACATAATTAGACAAGAAGAAGTCCCTAAAATTGGGAACATCGTTTTCATCTACCCACGCACTTTGAGCCTCAACTGATACAATGGTGTCTTGGTTATAAGTGATGTTTCTTTGTTCATAACTTCCCCACATATACGCAGATGCGTCCCTAATTCCACTTTGAGCATATAGGTCCCTTTTTGTGGATAATGATTTGATGTTCTTTTGACCGAAGGTTATTGTATCCCACGCACCATTAGTGTTTAGATACATAAAATGGACTGCGTCCCCATATAAACACTCGTCCCCGTAGAATTCATATACGTAAATGTTAGATGTTCCATAATTGTTATAATCCGTAGATGTTCCGTTTCTATGGGTATAAAATGCTGCCTTTTTAACATTATCAAATTCAGTAGCTCCCCAATAAAACTTGGTAAAGTTGGTAATCAAACTATCCAAATTGGTATAAACATTTGTGGTTGTTCCCGTGCTTGGTGTAGTATAGGTCTTATGATAATTAAGGGTATTTGTATTACCAGTTTGTCTTAATTCAACTAACCCCGATACTTGACTTCTACGTTCAAGATTATAAGGAGCTCTTCCCAAATTACCATTAGAAAAGTTTAGTATAATAGGACAATCTTTGTGATGTTGTCTATGTCTAAAAACAATTGGAACATAACCCGAAGATATGGTAATACCATTTGTTGTATATGGACTTTTATCAGTTCCAAATTTATTGTAAAAATTACCTTTATTACTTTGTTCATACATTATGGTTTCATTTAAGTATGGACCTTGATAAAAAAGATACATATAATCAGTATTACTAAATGGTGTTGTTGGAGCAAAGTAGTAGTGAGCATCACCCCTAAAATCCACATACGTTGATGGTGCTGCTGCTGGTGTCAATCTAACCAAATCACTTGCCGATGAACAGATGGGGGTTGATGTTGGTGAATAAGTATCCACGTAATTCCACCCATTAGTTTCACACGTATTACAATTCCATACAAATTCAAATCCACACCCTAAATCGTTTGACCATACGTAGAATACATCGTTTATTGATGGTTCTAATGTTGCCACATAATTTCCACTATCATTTGCTGATGTTCCACTGGCAATTAAAGTTGTCCCTTGATAATGTTGATAAGTATAACCCGATGTGAATACACCATAATTCGTTCCAAAATCCCAACTATTCATACCCGACCAATTGATACGATTAGGGACACCAGGATAAGATGTTGTAGTTGTATCCAAACTTTCAGTAATGTTTTGAGCATCTGTCGGCACCCAATAGTTAGTTTGAATATTTAATATCGTTGTGGAGCCACTTGTATATTCTTCCCCTACAACAATTCTGTATGACCCCGTATGGTTTAATGTTTGATAAGGGTTAGTTTCATTTAAGACATTACTTTCTGTAAAACCAGAAGCAAATGTGATATTACCATTAGGGGTTGGATTTGTTAATTTATTCCAAGAAGTATTAAGGTAAAGATTACCATAAAAATCCCCATTACTACGTGGGTTAGGTGTTATGTAATTTCTAATAATATCACGGACATTTATAATACCTTTTCCATAGGTATTGGGACGAATTTTAACACGTCCTATCTTTTCTGCTGTTGTTTCATAAGGGTTAAAATATACATCAACAACATACTTGTAATTTGATAATGCTGTATTGGTAGATGATAAGGTAAAGTAATGGTCCATATTACTACCCATAAAACCAGCTGGGTTTTGTTCTATTGTAATCATATTGGTCTAATATTTATTTCGGGGTTCGCAGGGATTGCGTTTATTATTGTTTGACTGACAAAATCGTCAATACTGGCTCCCAATTGTTCAAATAATTCTTCGTCAATTTGGGCTGACAATTGCTCAATAGCAAGGTCAAAAAAGTAAGTGGGTTTTATACCGAATTTTTGGATATTTTTACTGACAGCAAAAGCCATGCCCCTTGCTTCGGTTTGGTCTAATCCCAATCGGTCCATAGCCCATAACATAAGGGGTCTAATTGGGACATACTTACCAGCATTACGTCCATCATTAACATATTGCCAGTAGTCGTTCATAAAGATTTGAATTTCACGGGTATTGACATCATACACAGCTTGAACACTATCCACAAGGTTTGTATTATAACCTTCGGGTATTCCACCAGACACCTTATTACCCATACCTTGATATGTTGTATTCCTTCCATTAGAATAGGCGTCATCATTTTTACCTGGTGCGTAGGGGTAATTCTGTCGTAGAGCACCTTTCAGTTTCTCTGCGAACAATTGGGCGTATAATTCAAATGCTCCCGCTAATTCTTCTTCCATTACGTGTTAAAATCGTTAAAAGGTGCTATACATCTGTTTAATGGTTTATCCACCATAATTTGTAATTGTAAATTCCAACCTATAAGTAGGTCTTCATACTGCTCACTAAAAGGACTAATACCTGTTGGGGTGATAATATCATACTTGGAAGCAAAGTCCCCTTGTGATGATATTACAGAATACTTGAATTGAGCCAAGATGTCTTCTGCTATTTCCAACGTATCGCTCCATAAATCTACTTGTATGTCCTTATTTTTGGTATTGTCTATATCACATACAATTACGTTAAATGAATAGGTAATATACCCATCATATCGTGTTGATGGTTGTGGGACAATATACAATAAGGGATATAGTGGTGCGTTGTTTTTTGTATTGTCTGTTGATACTTTTGTTGAATAGTTTTCATCGGTCTTTTGTTGGGTTAGGAATATCAAATCCCTAATGTCCCCAATACCGAAACTATTAAGTTGTTTGTGTTTTGATTGTAGTAGTTTAAAGTCATCTACAATATTTCTAAAATTATAATAATTGCTCATTACTTATATTTGTTCATCATTTTATTCATTTCACGTTCCCTTTCCCTATTTAATTCTTTTATGTAAGTAAGAAAGTTAAATACATAAAACAAAGGCATTCTGGTTATTTCGGCAACGTCCTTGATGTTTTCTTGCGCCAGAAAAACAATCGTCCCATACCAGCCCCAATTCTCCCCAAAAGTTTTTGGAGCTTTCTTGTCTTCTTCTTCATCTGGTAAAACTTCTTCAAATAAAAGGGGGTAATTACGTTCAATTGTTCTCTTAAAGCCAAAAAAAAACGCATAGTTCCCGATAAATACTTCACGGGTAGTTCCCTAAATACTTCTGCTCTTTTTTTGGTAAGGTTTATATTGTATGGTTCAATACTTCCGTCTTCCATTACGGGTCTATAAAATATTGCCATCAATTCGTTCATATTTGATTTGGTGTATGATTTGTCTTTCTGTAAGAACGTGTCTATATCCACGAATTCACCAAACGACATATTCGCCAAATCCATAAACTTATACTTGACACCCTTGAATTCAAACTCGGGGTAGAATTGTTCCCCTTGTTTTAAGAAGTAATCAGTTAAGTATTCCGCAGCATCTTTCACTTGTTGGAAATTAGCTTTACGTAAGTCGTCTTCTGTTATACCCGTAGATATTGATAATACAGACAAGTAGAAGTCATCATCTTCTTCTATGTCTTTTAATAAATTCAGCTGTGCCCACCCGTGTAAGGTCGGTTCATTTACTTTGTAATCTTTACCAGCGAATTCTATGATATGTTCCATATTCTAAAATATAAAAGTTTTATGGTCTTCACCTATTGTATATGTAATAACTTCCTTTGGTCTTTTTTTCCCTTAAACTATGTAGTCCAATAGCAAGGGACATCACGCAGTCATCGTGGCTTCCTTCTATTGCTTTATATTGAACCCTACGGGTTGATGGACTATACGAATAAGTAAATGTCTGTAATTCGTTGTAAAGGGGTCTAAACAAAGTTTCTGTGGGTAGTTTCAATTCATCAGTATTGACCGCATATATTAGGTCTTCTATGATTTGTTGTTTTGACTGATTTGTTGTTTGGAACGGGTGTATGTTTTTATACTTACGTTCCAACTGGTCAAACAAGGGGTCCCCTATCCCGTTTATTTCCATCATAGCGGTTGCTTGATATTGGTTTAGGTATTTAACCATACTATTCAATATGTTTTCCCACGTGTTGTTATTTTCACGATAAACAAACACGACCTTACCAGCATCGTCTATAATCGTCAATACTGAATAGTCCATCATACGTCCCACGTCAATCCCCGCATAGTATTTCTTATTATTTTCTTTGGGTGTCCAATTTGGTAATATACAATATCGGTCTATGTCCTTGAATACAGACCCACCCCCATCTGTGAATTCACCCATTATTTCTGCCTTGAATATTTCTTCTGGCATGGTCTTCTTGGCTTCGTCCAAATCATCGGGGTTGATAAAGGGGTTCATATACGATGACCCGTTCATACTGACGTATTCTGTTTTATCGGGGTCCAATCCATTTAGATATAACTTATGTAGCCAGTTCCCCTTGTTCTTGGGTGTGGATAAGAACAGACATTTCTTACCCTTCACCAGTATTGTTGGTTTCAATACCTCTGTCCATACGTTGTCCTTTACGAAGGCGGCTTCGTCAATCAGTAGAAAGTCATTTGTATAACCACGTAAGCTGTCAGCATTTTCTGTTGAACGAAATAATATCTTGGAGCCGTTAAGTAATTCCATTTCGTAGTTGGACTTGTTAGACGACACCAATATTGGGGTTCCCGCAATTGCGTTATAAACATCGTCAAAAATCTTCCTAACTTGTGAATAAATAGGGGCACAGAACATAATTGTTGATTTGTTATTTTCTAATGCCCATTTCAGTAATAAATTTGTCGCCAATAAACTCTTTCCAACTTGTCTTCCCACGATTAGACAAGCGTATTTTACTTGGGGGTCTTCAATCTTTTCAATCCAATCTTTCTGTGCGGGGTAAGGTGTAAATCCTTCAATTTCAATATTCATAACCTCTCCAACATATTATCAAACCATAAGTCCAAATCATAATACTTGGAATTACTACCTTTATCATTAAAGAACTGACCTTTTATCTTATTCTTTATTGGGTTATTATCTGTCCCAACAAACTCTTCCCTATGTCCCCCCAAATAAGAACCATTATCAACTCTGGTCTTATTATACTGAACTATATTCCCGTCATTTAGTGCGTCATCACAACATAACAAGTTGGGGGTAAATCTACCTAATGGGTTGCTTTCAACTGGTTCTGTTCTTTTACCATCGGGTTCTT